ATCTTCTGCCGGCGCGTTAGTGGCGGTATTGACGCCGTTACCGTCTGTCATGAAGGGCACAAAATAAACGCCCTCACTCTCCCTGTTTTTATACCCGCCGTACACGGTGTCGTACTGGGTAGCGTATGTATTTTTCCAGTAATACGTCGTGTCACCACAAATCCACGGCACATCTGCAGCACTGCCACCATGGCACTGCGCGTTAAACACGGAGAGGTCAGCACGAAACTGTGTCAGCATGGCTGTAAACAGCGCAGGTTGCTGTGCGTGGGTGGCGGCGCTCATGTCAAACTCTCCCTGCATCCAGCACACCGCCAGCAACACATTTTTCGGGTTCTTCTGTAATGCAGCTTTAGTGCGCGCAATCAGGTCCTGATATAACGGTTTACCCACACCCCAGCGTGCCGAATCCTGGCTGGCCCCCGTGTCCGCACTGAATGTCCCCTCCGCGCCCTGGGTAAATGCCGAACCACCACGACAGCATGGTACCAGCAGGATCCCCGCGTTATTCGGGATATACGGGAGCAGTTTTTTGGCAATATGTAACCCCTGGCCGACACAGCCGTACTGCCCTTTGCTCAGGTCTGCCTTCGGATGATTCAGCGTACTCATATCCTGCACATCATGCAGGCAGTGGTCGGCCGGAATAATATCGTTATATCTGCAGGCAGCCCCACCCGGCGTCACTGTACTGCGGCGCGCCAGCTGTTTAATGCGCGGATCCGGAGCATCGTATGAATCCGGCAGCGGAAGCCCTTCACCGTAAGCCATGGCATTGGACTGCCCGGCCAGTACGATGACGTAGTACCAATCCGGCTCAGTTGCACCACTGACCACCACATCACCTTCTGCTGTAATCGCCTGCATCAGGGTATAAGGGGTTATGGCCACCGGACTACCAAACGGCTGCCAGCCCTCTTTCAGTTTGTGTGTCAGCTTTTCCGCAAGGTCTGACGGCGACGCCGCCCTGACAACATCATAATGTTTAAATGTCATTATTCCTCCCGGCCGGGATAGTGTATTAAATCAGATATGGAGTGGGCTGTAGTCCGGAAGCCTGAATGACACACGGGGACTACAGCCCAAGAAATGAAAAAAGGCCACGCAGTTGCGCAGCCTGATAAACCCTGGTTAAAATCCACACGATAAAAATGACAATGCAAGTATCTCATGCTGTTGCCCGAACCTACTCGGGCTTTTTTTGCATGTAAAAAGGCTCCTGCGATGAGGGGCCTGGATATATGCCTAATCTCTGTATACAGCATGATGCCGGGTGCCTCCCGGTGAATTCTGCAATGACCAGACAGAATCCGCAACTTGCCTATACAATACGCAACCAAACATCTGTCATTATGCCCCGCCGCCCAGGGGGATTCATCATGCAGGATTTTTTTAACAAACGCTCAGCATGTCAGGCAACAGTCGACTACCTGAATTGTGAGGCATTTAACATTTCACTGTCCGGTGTCTTTCCTGTAATAAAAAGCCCGCAAAAGAGAGTCAGGGCAGATAAGTGTGGTGTGGCGCGTTGTACTGGATTCGAACCAGTGACCGATTGCTTAGAAGGCAATTGCTCTGTCCGGCTGAGCTAACAACGCATGATGCTGATAATGGACCGCCATCGGGGACTTGAACCCCGCACAGCCAGCTTCGAAGGCTGACGCTCTATCCCGATGAGCTAATGGCGGTATGTGATATGGTGGCCCTTGCTGGATTTGAACCAGCGACCTGGCGATTATGAGTCGCTCGCTCTCACCACTGAGCTAAAGGGCCGGGCGCAGGATAATAACGGTACGTAACTAATCCTGCAATATCATCCGTTCTGACTGACTAAATCCTGAACTTCCCTGACCGTCTGCTCAAAACGTTCAGTCTCCAGCTCAACGCCAATTGCACGACGCCCCAGCGACATTGCTGCTTTGACGCTACAGACATAAAAAAGCCAGCCACTGGGGGAGGCTGGCAAACTCGTAGAGCAAAATGCTGTTACGCAAACTTCGTTACAGGGTCATCCTGCAATACAAAAAATACACAATATTTAGAAAACTAATAGTGCCATGTGCAATTTTTAAGATTTTGTTATTAATTGTGGTCGCACCTTCCTTTCTGTGTACTTTCCGTATAGCTCACAGGATTCTGGGTACAAAAAAACCCGCGCATCGGCGGGTTCTTAAATCTTATCAACGGTAGACATACAAAGCCCATCGTTGGGAAAATCTTATCCATATTTTTTGAAAAATGCAAGCATCATGTCGTCATCTTCGGCGAAAACCATTTATCTTGTCACCTTTCTCAATTGTATCTCTGCATATGCTTCTTCCTGCCAGCACTTTGTAACCAGTTTATCAATGACATCTGCATATCCTTTGTACCACTGATAATCCGTCAGGTCTGGTACCAGCTTCTGGACATGAAGCCGCGCCAGTGTGGTTGGTAAACGGCTAAACCGGTTTCCATTGCAACGCCCACAAACCTTATAAACAGGCGTGCCATGAAGCCGGGTTCTTTTTTCATCCAGGACAATACCTTTACCCTTGCACCCTCTGCATGCTGTGCTGACTTCTCCCTTACCATGACAATGCTGACATAGTTCCTTCACCCACTCTTCCTTAATAACAGATTCCCCGCTTCTGGAGTGTTTCACCACCTCGCGCAATACATTATGAAATCCAGTACCAGCACAATGCTCACAGCGAGCCTTACTTGCCGCAGACCTGGAATAATCAGCAAAGGCAAAATTCACAAGGTAAGGAATGATCTGTAGCCGGGTTTCTTCACTCAATTTATTCAATGTCGGGTTATCCAGTGCCATCGCGTAATTGAGCAGACCTTCAATCGCAAACTGAGGATCCTGAACACCAACTTTTGCCAGGAATAAAGCAAACCCAAGCGTTGCTTTTGACTGCACCATCCCCTGCGCAGCCATCACATCCGTAATTGTTAAACCACCAGAGCCTGTCGCCGGTGCGTCATCGCTCAGTTTTGGAGATTTCGGGGAGTAATATTTCGGTAAGGCTTCAAGGTTCATGCTCGTTCTCCACTTACGCCAGTACGCCAATTGCCAGCGCACGATCGATAAAACGAAATATCAGCTCCAGCTGAGAGCCATACTTCTCTTCAAATGCCACGGTATCCGCATGCAGCTCGTCGTGATGCTTTCTGCACAAAGGCAACACAAAAAGGTCATGCGCTTTTGTACCCATTCCACACTGACCGTGGCCTATCAGGTGGTGGGGATCATCAGCGGGCTTTCCACAACATGCACACGGCTGTGTCTTAACCCAGCGCGTGTACTTTTCATTAACCCAGCGGCGACGTTTTGGGCGTAACATAAAAGACTCCGGCGACTCCGGATCCACTTTCAGCGCCAGCACCTTTTTCGCTTTATCCTGGATGATGCTGGTGGCAGGAACCGAAGGCACAAGGTCACTTTCCCGGGTGACAGACGGCACAACAGGCTTCGGTAATCTCAGTGCCTTACGGGCTGCACTTTCCGGTAAGGCATCCGCCAGGTCATTACGAATCAGCCACCAGCACAGTTCCGGCATTGTCACAACGTGACTGTCATCAAAACCGAGATCCCGACGCACAACAGACAACACCCAGCGGGTACAGTTATCCGTTGCCATTGATTCCAGCCGTTCCGTGAACTGATCGCGCAGCTGGTTATCGCAGTGCCAGCACAGACGGATTGCGCCCGGCGTGTGTCGCATTGTGGTCATGTTCTCGCTGTGCCAGTCGGAATGAGGCCACTGGCAACCTTTTTCACGAAGTAACCAGCGTTCAAGACATTCCACTCCACCAGCACGACGAATCACTGCCTCATTGCGGAACACGGCCCGAACGGCAGGATCATCCGCCAGCGGTTGTGATGCCGCCGGAACGGCACCACTGGCGAAAGATGAATAACGTTCCGGCTCAGGCTCCAGCAGGACACGCCCCTGCATAAACAGGGGCATCAGCTCTGAACCGGGCCTGAACAATACGATCCCCATACGCGGGGCAATTTCAGGGGTCAGTAGCGCTCTCACGGTCACCTCAATGAACGGTATCGAGCAGCTTTAACAGCTCAGGGAACCGGGATTCGAAGAAATGCGGCTGCGTCTCGCGCGGATTTGCGGGACTGGTGATGTTCTTGCCGAACATGCAGCCTTTCGCCGTCAGCGACCAGAATTTTTTGATGTTGTTAATCGCAGTGCGGCTGTATCGTTCACGTTGTTCAACGATCCCCAGCTTCGCCATCTGGTGATATGCCTGATTAGCTGTCAGGCGGATACCATACTGCTTCAGCAGTGCACTCAGTGACAGCGTGGGGCGGCTTGAGCCATCAGGCGCGTCAGCAGGAGCATCAATGGCATAGCGCGGTGCCAGATTCGGTAAGCCAACAGCCTCCTGGAGTTTCTGACAGGCACCAAGCACTGAAGAGTTAGACAGGTTTAACTCCCGGCGCATAAAGTCCAGCAGAATCACGCCAGCCTGCATCTTGTCAGCAGCCTGCCCGGATAATTTTTCCGATGCGCTGGTTACCATATCGAAAGTACGGATCACCTTCAGATGGAATGACGGGCTGATCCACATTGCATAGGCATACACCAGTTCTTTGCAGACATACGTCCCCTGGTTATTTCCGCCATTAATAACGCTAACTGGTTGATTCTTTTCCAGAGGCGGAATTCCACCCTCGGTGAAAAGTTGTTCAATCAATTCACAGGTTTGCTTATTGGAGAGCCAGTATTTCGGGCGTTTTTTTTGTTCTCCCCCGGCTGCCCTGTGCAGATCGTTCAGGCTGTAACGCCCATAAGCATCACGACGAACTTCAATACCATCAATGACCATCAGATTATTCATACTTCGTTTCTCCTCTTAATCAGGCGGCTGCACCCGCCGGTTTCTCATACTTACTGATAGTGATCTCGACCTTCCCTTTCGGGATAACCGGTCCCCACTCCACCAGCATTCTTTTCACCTGGCTGTCGTCTTCCCACACACCCGCGTGGGTCAGGGCGTCAAACAGCGCCTTGTTATAGTTGTCCAGATCGCGGATCCGGTTATCCGGAGGAAACAACACGATCTCCACTGAAGCAGGTGCCGACGTTGGTTTCGGCAGACGACGTAACTGCTCAACTATTGCTGCGCACGCCGCGCTCTGAAATTTTCGCCCCGCCTCGCTTATCAGGCTCTTACCAGCAAATGCCCCTTTGTTGGGGTGTCGCCAGTACGTGTTCACGCTGGGCGGGAAAGGCAGGATCAGCTTCATACTTTCAGGCCTCTCTCATGTAACCAGTGAGTTGCACGCAGCCTTGCGTTTTCCTCACCGGCAAGCAGTGAGCGGATAATCCCGACCGCCTCGCTGTCGTCGTCCTTCACCGCGGTATGAAGCGTGATCCCCCGGGCCACACCACGCTTTATCGTGATGACGCCTTTTTTCTCCAGTGCGCGAAGATGCTCCACCGCTGCATTCACCGAACGGTATCCCAGCATGGTTGCCACCTCCTGATTGGTTGGCGGGAAGCCACGTTCTTTCTGATAAGAAATCAGCATATCCAGCACCTGCTGCTGGCATTGAGTTAACGTCGTCATGCCGCCATCTCCCTGACCAGTTTTTCCGCCTGCTGGCGAACCTGCGCCAGAAACGCCTCACCACATGCCTCAAGTTCATCGCGCCCGATGTAGCTGATTGCCGGTCCCTTCCAGGTCTTGTCAAAAACAGCAATAGCACCAGCGAAAAAAGCTCCTGTCGGCACCTGCTTCTCGTCCTTCGGGATAAACCAGGCAGGCAGTTCAAAACCAATACGCCCGCGAATAAAAGCAATATGGTCCGCATCTTCCGGCCACCACACTTCGCTGGTGGCAGCTTTGATCAGGAAAACATAGCGCCCGCCCTTATCACGCATGGAACTGGCATGTTTCATGATGTAACGCATGCCGGTGATGTATTGCCCCTCATGCTGACTGGCGCGGCTGTATGGGGGATTACCAAAGGCAGCACCTTTAAGCTCCGCAAGACGTTCTGACCAGTCATGCGCCAGCGCGTTATCTTCCGCCGTGTAATACGCGGCACATTTGGCGTTATCACCGTCAGTAAACAGATCCAGAACAAACGGGCCAAACAGGGTGTTAATTCCCCAGAAAATGTTGTCCGGCGTGCGCCACTGATCGCCCACTTCCTTCAGTTCATGGGCTGGTTTGTTCCGCAGTTCCACCAGCGCCTGGCAATATTTATTACTCATTAAGCCCCCACGTAATTCCCTGACAGATACCACTCTTCACCCGATGCAGCGCGCTTGCTGCTTTTCCGTAAGCACCGCTCACGACGCGCCAGAAAATTGTTTCGTTCTGGCTGGGAGTGGCTTTCACGGAATGCCGCCATCCACACCGTTGCAGCACGACGGTATAAGCCCCTGGACTCCAGTTCTTCAGCCTGGCGGGTCAGGCACAAAATCACCCGGGGGTCGTTAGTGCCGACATAGAAATTGCGCACAGGTCTGGTTTCACGAACTGGTTGCGGTTCCGATTCCTGCAAAACCTCAGTCTGGCGCGGGAAATGTCTGCGAGTATCCCCTTCACAACGGTGAGCCACACGCCCACTCTGACGTAACTTGCTTGCTGACTGCAGAACGCGCTGTCGTGAGTAACCTGCAAAAGCATCCGCAATGTCTCCGGAAGCACACCCCGGATGGGCTTCAATGAATTTCTGAACGTCATTTAACAGACTCATGATCACCCCCTGAATCCTGCCGGGATCTGGCTGTAGTCCACGTTGTCGTAACTGGCTTTGAAGTACGGGTCATCGCGTCTGGCTGCAGATACCGCAGGAACTTCCCAGGATTCTTCGAAATGACGATCCGGACCAAAGAACGTGACAGCCTGTTTCACAAATTGTGTGCCGCTATTGCCCATCGCAGATACCCAGCCCGCGTAGCGTTTCACACCTTCCAGCATGGTTTCGGGGTTTACCCCCTCGTTCAAACGGGCTTTCCAGGCTTTGAAGGCTGCTGATTTTGAATTGCCACCAGCACGTTTGGGGTATGCCAGCCATGCCTGCTCAAACTCCGGAGAGTATTCCGGTCGGTTTGAACGAACTCGCACAGACTCATCAGCAGATGCACCAACAGCTATTGGTTCATTGACTGGTTCTTTGACTGGTTCAAAAGAGTGACTGGTTCTGGGTGAATCTCCTGCACTACCCCCTGGTGCAACTCCTGCACTACCTGGTGAATTTGCTGCACCAGATAGTGAATTATTTGCACTACCCCCTAGTGAATCTCCTGCACCATCCAGATGAAGGAGATAGATATTACTTGAGTTACCTTTTTCACCTTTCCGGGTGACTTTTTTTACCAGCCCGGACTCACAAAGGGCCGCAATATGATTCATCACAGAACGTTTGCTAATCTCGCACTGGTCAGCAATATGCTGGTAGCTGGGCCAGCACTCACCCTGATCGCTGGCATTATCAGCCAGCTTGATCAGAACCAGTTTTCGCAATGGATTACCCACTCGAATTTTCATCGCTTTAACCATCAGCTCCATACTCATGCTGCACCTCCGAGATGCTTCATGTTTTTTCCGGAGCGAAAGGCTATGAGCGGCATACTGACGCGGTAATTACGACCCAGCGGTTCACAAATCACCTTCTGACATTCACGGTCAACCAGGCTAACACGTAGAACATGCCCTGCAGGCGTGGTGTACCACTGACCCGGGCGAGGACAACGGAAAGTTTGATTGGTAAACCGTTTGAAAATATTTCGGATCATTTGCGCCCCCTTACCTCTGAAGAGTTCAGCGACGAATGAATAAGACGGGCAAGAAATGCCGCATCGTTAATTCGGTCATACAGACTTACAGCCAGCGGTGATTCAGCTTTTTCCAGCATGGGATAAAGCTGCTGCAACCAGACCTGATGAATTGATGAAATGTAGGAATAGAGAACGCTGGCGTTATGTGCAACGTCACTCGGTACAGCGAGCTTTGAAAGCTGTTTCTCCATCTGGTTAAAGGCATTGATGTATGCCTCTTTGAACTGGGCAGCACGTTTACCCGTGAAACCCATAGCAAGAAACGCAAAGCCGTCGCGGGTTATTTGATAGCAAGGTAGTTTGCGGCCTGTGCAATCGGTGTAATCACTCACCGAAAAATTGCGGGCAGTGAATGATGCGGAGCATTCAAGCGTGCGGATCTTTTTCAGAACATCGTCATGACGTTTGGAGAAGAAGTTGGCAACAGCCAGGGATGAAGTAACAGCCTGACCATCAACGATGGCAATTTCGGGTTGAGTGAGGGTTGGGATCGTAGCCATGATGGCAGCCTCTTTGGTGATTTTTAATAACTCACCACCAAGGCTTTCCACGACCTTATTGGTGGTGAGACGTACAGGGGTGGAAATACCGGTCACCAAAGAACCCGGCCCAACCGAAGTTGGCCCTGCACGCCCCACCATAATTTGGGCGTAATGCTGCTCATGACACAAAAAAACCGCAAGAGCGCGGTTGTGCGCTTTGGTGAATTCCGGGTTTCCACGCCCGGCACCCGCTTTATAAGGTGCCTGAACAGTGTAACGTCCCGGAATGGCAGAATCAATGTGCTGGTGGTCCTTCACACTCAACAAAATCACGCCTGAATTTCCACAAAGGACTAAAGCACTCATGCGGGTAGTCTTTGCGAAGATAGATAACGCGCTGTGTTTCTGGCTCCCAACGAATAACATGGACATAAAGCCCTCTTCCGTCACGAAACCAGCGGTTAAGTTCCTGCACAACTCGCCCCCCACAGTCAGGTAAAGTTCTCTGTGGTTACTTACAGCCAGGTGATTTGGTAATCTGCATTCATGCCGTAACAACAGGTGTTCAGCGACACTGACCACCAGCTGTTGCGACAAACGGTTATTTGCCGTTAAACTGTTCATGCGTTAGTTTCTCCACAGACACAAAACGCCACGACGCCCGGAGCTGCACACTCGCGGGCGTCACTCTTTTCTGGAGCGCAAAAGATTTTGTAGACCAGTGCTGCATGCTCCTGGAGCTTCGAAATTGACAGATACAACTCATCATTAATTGCTGTCTGCTCGTGTGGCTCCACGACCCCATCTTCGATTGCCGAACGAATCTGCTTTGAGTAATTCCCGATCTGTTCGATGACTTCCAGCAGGCGCTGGTTTATATCGGCGTTCTCTACTTCCTCAATTTCAGGAAGCGATACGAACACCCCACCAGCAGACTGTGCGACAGCATCCGCAATGTAGTGAGTGCCAGCCGCGCGCTGTAAAACCATTGCCCATCCCAGCGGGAAAATCTGATCGCCATCGGCACGAAGGCGGTTAAATAATGCGTTCTCTGTTACATCCAGCCAGTCAGCTGCTTCAGCGTAACCACCCGGCAACGCTGCGATAGTTTTTCTGACAGCTTTCACGTACCACTCAGGCTGTTTTTCTACTTTCCAGTGATACTTACCCACGGTTAGCCTCATCGTTCTGTGGTTAAAAATTGAAGGTGTTCTGTTAATCTTTCGGATAGATATCCGGTCTTAAGTCAGATTTCGTAATTGCACCTGACGTGCATTGCTCAAGTTTTTTAGCCAGCACAAAACTGGCTTTTTTATAACCATTGAAAACCAGCCGTAAGTAGCCTGGTGTTGAGCCAACTTTTCCGGCCAACTCGCCCTGCTGTTCTTTGGTTAAAGAGTCCCAATACGCTTTCATACAATATGTACCTCCAATATACATATTACATGATTAATATGAACCTTCAAGATACTTGTACCTTATCGGTACAAAGGTTTTAATTTCTTTATGAAAACAGTCCATGACATCCGGCGGTCTAACGCCAGAAAACTGAGAGATGGTGTTGGCGGGAATTCTTCCTTTGCCACCATGATTGATCGCGAGCCAACCCAGACCAGCAGGTTTATGGGAGATGGTGCTACTAAAAATATCGGTGACAGCATGGCACGGCACATCGAAAAATGTTTCGACCTGCCTGTCGGATGGCTTGATCAAGAACACCAGACCACGAACATCACAAAAAAACCTGATGTTTCAATCACTAACAAACAAATAACGTTAGTCCCTGTCATATCATGGGTACAGGCCGGAGCATGGAAAGAAGTTGGCTATTCTGAGGTTGATTTGAGCACAGCAGAAACTTATCCCTGCCCTGTACCCTGTGGCGAAATGACTTATATCTTGCGGGTGATTGGTGATTCAATGATTGATGAGTACCGCCCGGGAGACATGATTTTTGTTGATCCCGAAGTCCCTGCCTGCCACGGTGACGACGTTATTGCATTGATGCACGATACAGGCGAAACCACCTTCAAGCGATTGATAGAAGATGGAACACAGCGTTATCTCAAAGCATTAAACCCAAACTGGCCTGAGCCTTACATTAAGATTAACGGTAATTGCTCTATAATTGGTACAGTAATTTTCTCAGGAAAACCAAGAAGATACAAAATAAAGGCCTAATCAATATTTATAACCTGCTTCGGCAGGTTTTTTTATACTTGACAATGTACCCACAAGATACATAATGTATCTAAAAGAAACATGCCGCAGGCAAGATTAAACAAAATTTGGTTGTAACACGGCGTATGGCACATGCGTCGTTAGCGGTCTGGGGACGTTAAAGGGGACAATCCACTCCTTGCTCGGGCAAAAAAACCAGGTAGCCGGAATGTGCAAGTCAATGATGATGCTGATAAGACGCCTAACCAGCGCGGCGATCCGGTTTGACGCCTGGGAAGAGACCAGGGTGCAACGATGAGGGCATTTATGGAACCGCGACAAAGTGTGGTGCCGTAACTGGCTAAGTGCTCTCAGCGTTGTGGTAATCCGCGAAATGGCGCGGCGGTAAGTATGGCGGGGTTACTCTTTCCCCGTTGAGGACACCGGATTGTCAGGTTGACCATACGCCTGAGTGACAACCCCACCACAACAGCCACTGCTTTGGCGGTACCAGTTTGTACACTTGCTTCCGGCTGGTACCGCTCTTTTTACAAAACAGAGAAGAGCATCACCGGACGACGGGCTCATAACCCAATCCAGCCGGGCGGCTGCCACCGCAGGTGTTCTTCTCTGTTTTGTGGAGAAACCAACCGACCTTGCAGGGTCGATATGATGAGGAGCAGCAAAATGGCTAGCGAACGCAGTACTGATGTGCAGGCATTTATCGGGGAGCTGGACGGCGGCGTATTTGAAACCAAAATCGGCGCTGTTCTCAGTGAAGTCGCTTCCGGTGTGATGAACACGAAAACCAAAGGTAAGGTCTCGCTCAACCTGGAAATCGAACCGTTTGATGAGAACCGTGTGAAAATCAAACACAAACTCTCATATGTTCGCCCGACTAACCGCGGGAAAATTTCCGAAGAAGACACCACCGAAACGCCGATGTATGTCAATCGCGGTGGTCGCCTGACTATTCTGCAGGAAGACCAGGGACAATTACTGACTCTTGCCGGTGAACCTGACGGAAAACTCCGCGCAGCAGGTAATTAATATCGTTCTTAATTAACCGATTATTTATCTCATCACTGAATATCTTTATATAGTGAGGACTTATTATGTCTCAGAACTTAGACGCAACCGCAATTAATCAAATTCATGCCCTTATTTCTGCTCAGGGTGTTAATGAAATTATCAGTAAGATTGGTGCCGATGCTGTGGCATTGCCTGAGAATTTCCGCATTCATGATCTGGAAAAATTTAATTTAAATCGCTTCCGTTTCCGTGGTGCACTTTCGACTGCCAGCATCGATGATTTTACCCGTTATTCTAAAGATCTTGCAGATGAAGGCACCCGCTGCTTTATCGACGCCGATAATATGCGTGCCGTCAGTGTACTTAACCTGGGTACTATCGATGAACCAGGTCACGCAGATAACACCGCCACTCTCAAACTGAAAAAGACAGCACCGTTCTCTGCCCTGTTGTCTGTTAACGGCGAGCGTAACTCCCAGAAGTCACTGGCAGAATGGATTGAAGACTGGGCCGACTACCTTGTGGGCTTTGATGCTAATGGTGACGCCATTCAGGCAACAAAAGCGGCTGCGGCTGTCCGTAAAATCACGATTGAAGCAAACCAGACCGCTGATTTTGAAGATAATGACTTCAGCGGCAAACGCTCCCTGATGGAGTCTGTCGAAGCGAAGACCAAAGACATTATGCCAGTGGCATGTGAATTTAAATGCGTTCCGTTTGAAGGCCTGAAAGAACGTCCGTTTAAATTACGCCTCAGCATTATCACTGGCGATCGTCCTGTACTGGTTCTGCGCATTATTCAGCTGGAAGCAGTGCAGGAAGAAATGGCTAACGAATTTCGTGATCTGCTTGTTGAGAAATTCAAAGACAGCAAAGTAGAAACTTTTATTGGTACTTTCACCGCCTGATTTCATTACTGCAAATGCCCCTGCGGGGGCATTTATGGAAACGTAATTAACTCAATAATCGCCGGATGGTGCGGGATTCCTTTTACCCGAATTCAGCGCGGTGCAGCGCATATAAAGTGGAGAACGAAATGTCATTTATTAAAACTTTTTCCGGGAAGCATTTTTATTATGACAAGATAAATAAAGATGACATCGTTATTAACGATATCGCGGTTTCCCTTTCAAATATGTGTCGCTTTGCCGGCCATCTTTCACACTTCTACAGCGTCGCCCAACATGCGGTGCTTTGCAGCCAGCTGGTACCGCAGGAATTTGCTTTTGAAGCGTTAATGCATGATGCAACAGAAGCATATTGCCAGGACATCCCCGCGCCACTGAAACGACTTCTTCCTGACTATAAACGGATGGAAGAAAAAATAGACACCGTAATCCGTGAAAAATACGGGTTACCTCCTGTTATGAGCACGCCAGTGAAATATGCCGATCTCATTATGCTGGCAACCGAACGCCGCGATCTCGGGCTTGATGATGGCTCTTTCTGGCCTGTACTGGAAGGCATCCCGGCAACAGAGATGTTCAAAGTTATTCCACTGTCACCAGGCCATGCCTACGGGATGTTTATGGAACGTTTTAACGAGTTATCGGAGTTACGCAAATGCGCATGAATGTTTTCGAAATGGAAGGGTTTCTTCGCGGGAAATGTGTACCGCGAGATCTGAAAGTGAACGAAACAAATGCTGAGTACCTAGTACGTAAGTTCGACGCGCTTGAAGCTAAATACGAGACGCTGGCGGCGGAGAATGCGCGGCTGAATAAATTTATCGTACAGAGTTGCTATGTGTTTAATGGCGAGCAGGATGAAATATCTGATGCGTATATCTGCGCAGCAGGCGGAGGTATGCCGCAAATTCCAGCCACCGATGCTTTTCTGGCTGAAATTCGTGCGGAGGCTCGCAACGAGGGAATTAACTATACCGCAAGTCGTCTTGCTGCTGCTTTCAACCACGGATTTATCAATAAGTCTTTACGTGAAGTTTTCGACGTTACGCGCATGATTCTGTCAGCGAAAGAAGAGTTAGCTAATGAACCGCATCCGATTGATGGCCTGTCCGGTGAATATGCGGAGAAATCCCTTGAAGAATGGGCGGAGCAGATTCGCAAAGGAGGCAACCAGTGACTGGACATGCAGCAATCCTCGACATGTGCTGTGGCAGTCGCATGTTCTGGTTCGATAAGAATGACGACCGGGCGATATTTAGCGACATCAGAAAGGAAGAGCACACATTATGTGATGGACGACGCCTGATAATTAGCCCTGACCTGATAGCAGATTTTCGTGCATTACCATTTGCAGACGCATCGTTTCCGGTTGTTGTATTCGACCCTCCGCATCTTGAGCGTGTTGGTGATAACGCCTGGATGGGAAAGAAATATGGACGGCTGAATAAAGATACCTGGCGTGATGATTTGCGGCAGGGATTTAAAGAAGCCTTTCGTGTGTTGTGGCCAAACGGTGTTCTGGTTTTTAAATGGAATGAAACGCAAATACCGGTAAGCCAGATTTTGGCACTGACAGACAGAAAACCTGTTATCGGTCAACGAACAGGAAAAAACGATAAAACCAACTGGATTATTTTTATGAAAGAGGCAACCAGTGAGTAATTATCTGTACTGTTCTGGCTTAGTGGCTAACATCGCGCTCATGTTGTTCGTGGCTCTTTGCATCTGGGTTTGGTTTATCTGGCCTTTTGTAGAGGCCATGAGCATAACTCGGTGCTTTATTTGCGCATCAAAGACTTCTGGATGCAAACCAACTGTAAGAGCAATTATCAGAACTTTAAAATACTGGTATCTGGATTTGCTTTTCGGCAGGGGCTGGACGCGAATTAGTAACCGCCAGTTTGAATGGGAAGGCGTCGGTAACTGGCGAATTCACAGCAGCAAAGAAACGCAGGAGGTGAAGTAATGAATAACTTAATGATCGACCTTGAGACGATGGGGAAAAATAAGGATGCACCGATCGTTTCCATTGGCGCGGTGTTCTTCACTCCAGAAACCGGAGACATCGGACAAGAATTCTATACGGTTGTTAGCCTGGAAAGTGCTATGGGGCAAGGAGCTACACCTGACGGCGATACCATCCTGTGGTGGTTGAAACAAAGCCCTGAAGCACGAGCTGCAATCTGTATTGATGATACTTTGTCGATCCGCGATGCTCTCTCAGAACTAAATCATTTCATTAACCGGCACGCAGACAATACGAAATATTTAAAAGTCTGGGGTAACGGAGCCACCTTCGACAACGTAATTTTACGTGGAGCTTATGAGCGAGCAGGACAAATCTGCCCGTGGGCATACTGGAATGACCACGATGTACGCACGATCGTTACGCTTGGGCGTTCCATCGGATTCGACCCCAAAATGGACATGCCTTTCGATGGCGAACGGCACAACGCCCTGGCTGATGCCCGTCATCAGGCAAAATATGTTTCCGCTATCTGGCAGAAATTAATTCCTGCCACCAGCACAGAATTATGATTTTCCCGGGTGCAGCCGGTTTTGATGGAGAAAATTATGAACACCTTGTTTTTACTGATGGCTGAATTCAATACCCCTAACATTGAACTCTCAGCAGTTAGCCAAAAGTACTTTGGCATGAGTCCAGCCACGGCAGAAGCAAAAGCAAACGCTTGTAAGTTGCCCGTTCCAACATATCGCATCGGCACATCACAAAAAGCAAAACGTTGCATCAATATTCAGGATCTTGCGGAATACATAGACAAAAGACGAGAAGAAGGACGTATCGAGTGGGAACAGGTCAGAACAAGCAAACAGAAGGGCAAAGAACATCACTAAAGAAAAAACCCGCCTAAAGGCGGGTTTTCAAAAAGCACCAGCTATGATCATGCTGCTTTGCGACGACGAAGCTTACCCTGCTGCTCTTTACCAGAGACAGTAGCGTGAGTGAACGCATTAGGAGCAGCCTTCATCAGAACTTCAACAGCAGCACCCATACCTGCGAATGCTTTCATTGTGTCGAACTTAACCTGTGGCTTGGTTGCTTTTTGATCTTTCATAGAAAACTCCCGAGACAGTAAAGGCGTCTCTAACCCTCTCTTTAAAGCTAGCTTGTTTCGCTAACTTATGCCAATCGATCATGTCGATTGGTGACATCGTTTCTTAGTAGTTTAAGCACAAAACGACTGCCATAGATGTACCTTTAAGGTAATCTGGACGGGTATCCTACAATTTGTAGACCCTTCTCGTCTATACCTACTGAGCAAATTTAAGAAAGATATCCTGCAGCTCATCAATGACTGCAGACATCACATAACCGCACTGTTCCATGCGGAAACCAAAAGACTCGTAATACTGCACCAGTTCTGGTACTGGCTCTACAATGTGGACAACTTTACATTCAACAGCTTTACAAAATATAAAAGCACTCATAAGAGTGAGTAAAACCATGCGCCCTTTCAATGGGTGAGATTCATCTTCTCTAGAAAACCTTTCGATCATATGGATACGAAAGATGTTTTCTTCAACCCCATAAACACAAATTGCTGCTCCTGATGGTATTCCCTGAACCCGACCTTGCTGAACAAGTTTTATGCAGAACTCATACTTTTCTCTGGAGTTGCCATAGGTGCTTAACGCATAGTCCCATTCAAGCTCACCATAGCCACCACACAGAATCTTGTAATCATCATCACTGAGCGGACCAACAGCAAGAGGTAAGCCGACATGATCAATAATCAACTGGATATTGTTACGTACAGATTGACCTATCTCGTCTAGGGTAAGCATCATAGACTCTCAAGCGGAACACTAAAAATCTCATTATATCTCATTCTGATGCCCGGCATGGATTACACCTTGAAATGAAAACACCGGGTTCCCAATAGGCTCCCACAAAGTGTATAACTACTTGTTTTTCAAAAACGGTACATCCTATCGAGCATTGGTGCAACGCTAAACCGACCACTCCAGTGAACGTCAGTTTTTTCAGGCATTGCGCTGGTTTGGTTGATTTTTTGCATTTCAGAATTACCGTGCATTTTCAAATGTAGAGATTATTTTATCGATATATCATTGAGTTATGTTATTCAGCATCACTGTTCAGGAGGCTCAATAGCGGGGTACTATACCATAACAACAGGAAGCGCCTGTCTCATTGCAAAAGAAAATTGAGATCCTCTCAAGGCATGAAGTTCTCACGAAGTGATGGAAATAATCTTATTAGCCGTTAGCTTTGTTAAGGCCAATGATAAACAATCTAAGTTCGACGATAAATAAAAAATCACACATTAAACTCCGGTGATATCTCTCCCTGCTAATAGCATTGATAGAGAAAAAAGAACCCAATAAATATTGGGTCCTTTTATATAATGCCTTCCATACTATCGAAGAACTTCACATATTATTTCTCCGATTTAACCCCGAACAAATCATAAATTAATTTAGAAGTGTCTGTAAGTATTTTAATCTCTTCCTTTGAGGTTGGGTCAAACGACTTCGCGAAGCTAATTAATTGTGGTGCAGCATCTCGCATTTTGCTTAAAATATCAGGATCGAGCGTTCTTTCATTCACCAGATGTGACATCTTATCCAGATAGCCATCAAAATTCATTTCTCCCCCATCTGCCAGACGCTTCATCTCTCCCAGGTACTTCTTCATATCACGTTGAGATAATTTTTCAAACTGAGCTTTCAGGTAGCTCTCATTATTTTCATTAATATACACTGTTTCTGATAAATCTGCGTAGGCACTAGAATATGAAAGTGAAATTAACAGCGAAGCAAATAATTTTAAGCTGTTGTCATCATGTTCCTGGCAGGCGTTAACAAACGTTAAAAAACCAGAACCTATTGCTTGAAAATGTATATTCGCTAAAGGTTCATTATCCTTAGATTCCTTATAAAATAGCTGAACCGTGGAGGGAAGGCCATTCTTGGTTTCTACATCAAAAGTATATCGGTCTATGGGAGTCGCATCTTTAGTATCCTCAGGATTACATATACTATTAATCGCGAAATGAAAAATAGCCCGATCAACAACTGAAGTAATAAAGTCACGATCGTCTAATTCCTCATCAGTGCAATCGTCAATATACTTATTGACCCACATTTTGAGATCATTTATTTGCTTAATTAACGTCACATTTTTTTCACGTGCAGTCCATAAATTATGAGTGATTCTTTGAATAAACAAATCTATTTTTGCAATAATTATATCCCGATGACGCAGCGCTGCATAATCAATAGATTTACCATATATACTATTTACTTTACCTTTGATTGTACCTCTATTATCTAATTTATCTTTGATTGCATCTTCATTATCGAATTGATTTGAATTGAGTGTTTTATTAAAGTATCCAGTTGCACCGGGTATTATCTTCAACAT